GGATTAAACGATACAGTATATGGTTCAGTAGAGGATATAGGACCAACTTATAAAATAGGAAATATACCACTATATGATATAGAAACATTAGATCGAATGATACAATCGATTAAACAATATATGAAATCTCCAGAAATTGGTGGTAAATTAAAAATACCAAATATAGGTTCTGAGTATAATTTAAAAAATAATACAATTACTATAAATGATAAAAAGATATTTCCGGATTTAAAAGGATTAGATAAAAATTATACACCGGAAGACGATCGAGTAAGATTCGGTATGATGGCTCCCGGGGAAATATCAAGAACGGAAACATTTATTGATGGTGAGTATGCATCTGGATTTTTAAATTTCATTGGTACTGGTACTCTAATACAAACAGGAGAAGGTAATACTAAATTTTTACCTACAAGTGGATCTATGGATATTTATAGATTATCCGATAACAAATTAGGTAAGTTTGAAGGAACATTTAAAAATGGTTATATAGATAACGGAACTATAACATTTGATGACATGGAACCATATACTGGCCAGATACCGTTAAACTCATTACGAGTAGTCATTGTACCTACCAATACCACGAATGATCAACGATCATTTACGATTAATTATAATAATCCAAAATCTTAATTATGGCAAAAAATCATTGGCATAGTTCTACGGGTAAAAGAGCGAATGCATTAAAATACGGTTATAAATCGGGATTAGAACATACTGTTGCGGAGCAGATAAAAAGTTTAGAATTTCCTTTGAAATATGAAACAGAAACACTAAAATATATAGTACCAGAGCGACATGCAAAATATACTCCTGATTTTATTTTAACAAAAAAGAACGGCGAAACGATGTACATTGAAACAAAAGGTCGTTGGACTGGTGTTGATCGTTTAAAAACAAAACATGTTTTAGCTTCAAATCCTGGAATTGATTTAAGAATGGTATTTCAAAATCCATCTCAAAAAATATCAAAAGCATCAAAAACTACATATGAAGATTACGCAAGAAAACTGGGAATTGAATTTATTGCAAAGAAGGATATACCAGCAGAATGGTTCGCGGAATGTGTTAAAAATGAAAAAGATATAATAAAAGTAAACAAATTCTTCTAAAAGGTTGGATTTGTGAATTATTTTTCATATACATTCAGTATTAATGAAATTTATTTTATTAATAGATTAATTCATTTATGAATTGATCGTTAGACCAGAAATGAAATGTATGTGTCTGACTAATATAATTAATAATAATATATAATAAATATTAATAATATTAATTGGAATATTACTGTAATTTTCATATAATATTAATATGAAGAATATAAAATTATTACAATTGCTAGAATCTGTTTTAGGTAAAGGTAAATCTACATCTGGTAATAATATTGCATTCTTCTCTCCATTTGTTTCTCACTATAAACCAAAATTAGAAATTGATATTGAAACAAATCACAATGGAGAAAATCCATGGCACTGTTGGATATCTGATAAAAAAGGAAGATCAATATCATCTTTATTTAAGCAATTAAATTTATCAAAAGAAAAATTCGAACAATTAAGTCGAATTATCGAATCAACAAAATATCGTGTTAATACTACTGTAACTGAGAAACAAGTTGTATTACAATTACCAAATGATTATAGACCACTTTGGATTGAAAAGAAAACACCTGATTATAGAAATGCAATGCATTATTTAAAACAACGTGGTTTAACTATTTTTGATATTTTAAAATATAGAATTGGTTATTGTGAAACAGGTGAGTATACTGGTAAAATAATTATACCTAGTTATGATGCAGAAGGTCAACTAAATTATTTTGTATCACGTGCATATTATTCTGCAGATACACAAAAACATAAGAATCCAAAAGTTTCAAAAGATATTATCGGATTCGAATTGTTTATAAATTGGGCAGAACCAATTATTTTATGTGAAGGTTCATTTGATGCAATTGCTGTTAAAAGAAATGCGATACCTTTATTTGGTAAAATTATTCAACCTGCATTACAAAAAAAAATAATCGAAGAACGAGTTAAAAACATATATTTGTGTTTAGATCCGGATGCATTAAAAAATGCAATACAAATTGCTGAACGATTTATGTCAGAAGGTTTAAATGTATATTTCGTAAATTTAAAAAGCAGCGATGCATCAGAATTAGGATTCAATAAAATAACAGAAATATTAGCAGATACAGATGTGTTAACATTTGAAAAATTAATGGAATTAAAAATGGGAATGTTATGGCTATAACAACTATCGACATAGGAATCGATAAAATTGATAAACTTTACCACGTTAGTGATATACATATTCGTACACTAAAAAGACATGGTGAATACCGAGAAGTATTTGATAATTTACAAAATTATATTGCTAGAACAAGTACACCTAATAGTGTTGCTGTAATTACTGGTGATATTGTTCATAGTAAATTAGAAATGTCGCCTGAGTTAATACAAGTGTTAGTAGAATTCTTTAATGGATTTGATATTCCAACTATTGTGATATTAGGTAACCATGACATGAATTTAAATAATATGCACCGAATTGACGCAATTAGTCCGATTATCAGTGTTATTAGTAATCCTAATATTATTTTTATTAAAGATAATGGGTTGTTTGAAATAGGTGGTATTGTATGGAATCATATGGCAGTCGATGTTGCACCGACAGAATATATTAATGCTGTAGATTTTGATGCTCCATATAAAATTGCTTTACATCATGGCGCTGTTAATACTGCAAAAACAGATATCGGATATCAAATTTCAAATGAACATGTAACTACGGAAATATTTAAAGGACATGATATTACTTTGTTAGGAGATATTCATAAACCTGCTCAATTTTTGAATGACGAAAAAACAATTGCTTATCCAGGTTCATTGATTCAACAAAATCACGGTGAAGCATTGGATCACGGAATATTGGTTTGGGATATTGAAACCAGATCTGCAGAGTTCGTACAAATTGAGAATGATTACGGTTATGTAACAATTGAAACTGATGGTATTAACATTGTTAATGCCCCACATAGAATGCCTAATAAACCACGTATACGTATTAAGTTTAATGGTACTAGTGCAGCGGATATGAAAAAGTTAATTGCGACTATTCGTAAAAAATACAATGTACAAGACATTACAATACAAAGAAATAGCAATTCAATTGATACCAATACATCTTCATCATTCAGCATTGGAAATGTTCGTGATGTCGAATATCAAAACACATTAATTACAGATTATATTCAAATCAATCAACCACAGGCTACTGCTGAAGAAATAGATGCAATTAGACATATTAACCGTACGATTAATTCTAAATTACCTGCAGTTGAATCAGTTCGTCATATGACATGGCACCCGGTAACATTTGAATTTGAGAACATGTTTTCATATGGGGAAGGCAATATAGTTAATTTTGAAAACTTGCAAGATGTATGTGGTTTATTTGCAGCAAACACTTCGGGTAAATCATCGTTGCTAGATGCAATTACTTATACTATTTTTGATAAATGCAGCAAAACAGGTAAAGCACATGAAGTATTAAATAATAAAAAGAATAGTTTCAAAGGAACATTTCGTTTTGAATTAAATGGAATTATTTATACAATTGTTCGAGAAGGCGTTAAACAAAAAAGTGGTCACGTTAAAGTTAATGTAGATTTCTTTACTGATTCAGAAAATTTAAATGGTGAAGAGCGTAGTGAAACAAATAAAAATATCAGAAAGTATTTAGGTACTTATGATGATTTTATTTTAACTGCATTTTCATTGCAAGCAGATAATAATAACTTTATAGAAAAATCTCAACGTGAACGAAAAGATCTTTTATCACAATTTTTAGATATCACAGTATTCGAACAATTATTTCAATTAGCAAACGAAGAAATAAAAGAAACTGCTGGTAAATTAAAAGAATATAAGAAAACGGATTTTGATATTATCATTAATAATGCTGATACGGTTATAACTGACAATCAACAAACAATTAATGAATTAGAAGTTGAAGAAGATGAGTTACAAGATAAAAGAAATACATTGCAAAATGAAATTTTATCTTTAATTGAAACAAAACAACCAACTACTTATAATGGTCCGGATATTAAAGTATTAGAAAAAACAGAATCTGTATTAACAAAAAAGATATCAGAATTACAAACAAATATTGATTCTGCAGAAACAACATTGGATACTTTAACATCTGAATACTTAGTTACTAAGAAAAACATAAGAAGATACAATGAAACTAATTTAAAAAGTGATGTTGATCAATTAGAAAAATATGAAACAGAAACTACTGCGTTACAACTTAAAGTAAAACAGCAACAAGGAATTGTCAATGCAAAACAAGAAAAAATTAATCATTTGTCCGAACATGAATATGATCCGAACTGTCAATTCTGTACATCTAACGTATTCGTGCAAAATGCAATTGAAGCCCAAAACACGATTGATTCAGATAAACAAATATTAAATAATTTGCAAGAACAAGTTTCAGACTTATTAGATAAATCAAAACAATTACAATCATCTGCAACTAAATATTCTGAGTTAATTACATATAAACAGCAACATCAATCGAAACGTGCAGAAATTGAAAAACAAGAATTGCAATTGCAAATTATTGAAAATGAATTACAAACACGTGAGTCTGAATTAGAAACAACATTAGAACGTCAGGAATTGTTTAAATCCAATGAATCAGCAATTACACACAACGAAGTAATTGATTCTAAAATTGAAACTCATAAATCTACAATAGAAGAAATTGCAGTTTTAATAAAAGACATTACAGAAACAATTCGAGGTAAACATGGTTCAATTGAAGTTGCTAAAACAAATAAATCAACTGCGATTTCTCAATTAGAAAAATATAAAAAATTAGAAATTGAGTATAAAGCATATGAATATTATTTAGAATCAGTGAAACGAGATGGTGTTCCATATGAATTAATTTCTAAGGCGATGCCTAAAATTGAAACTGAAATTAACAATGTATTAAATCAAGTTGTTGATTTTAACATGGTTCTTCAAAGTGATGGTAAGAATATTAATGGATATATTATTTATGATGAAGATAACTATTGGCCATTAGAATTAACTTCTGGTATGGAAAGATTTATGTCATCATTAGCAATACGTATTGCATTAATAAATGTATCAGCATTACCTCGTCCTAACTTTATTGCAATCGATGAAGGTTGGGGAAGTTTAGATGCGGAACACATTTCATCTGTTGTAAACTTGTTTGAATATTTTAGAACAAAATTTGATTTTTGTATTATTATATCACATGTTGACACGATGAGAGATATGGTTGACAATTTAATTGAAGTAAATAAAATTAATAAATTTAGCCAGATTTGCCATACTTGATATTTATATAAAAAAGAAATATCGGTTAATGAAAAGAAAAACAGCAGTATATAAAGGATTAGAGTTTGTTGATGTATACTATACCGATTTATCATTAACATCTCCAGATTACTTTCAAATTACTGAATTTCCAAACAGATTAACTTCAGGAAAAAACTTATTTAAATTAAAAGGCCACCCTACCAATCTAAAAGTGGGTGGCTATTTAAATTTAGAAATATTAGATTATAACGGCGATCCAATTTATCATGAAATTGTAGATTATATAGATGAAGATAAATCGCGTGTAATTGCAATTTATATATATGAAGATTCATCGCCAGGTGAATGTGTAATAACAATTTTAGCAGAAGCTGTTACAATAAACAATCAAATAGTTCCTACCGAATGGAGAGGAAGACCTAATGTCAAATGGCAAAGAACAGTTGCAGTTAATCCTACTATATCAAATGAATCAGAAATTATTTTTGAAACATTGCCTACAGTTTCTTTGCGAGAACAAGTAGCGCCACATTTAGATAGAACATATGCATTAGGACAATTTCCAACATATTCTACTGGTAATATTAAATATACATCATTAAATGGTCAGCCTGTAATTGAGTTGATTGATGGTGCATTTACTCCGGATATGAAAACTGGTACCGTAACAGTTAATACTCCTAATAATGCATTCCCACAACCTGCATATACTCCAATCTCTACTACATATACATCAACTATCAAAAAGATATTAACACCAACATTAGCAGTGTTAGATTCTGAATATACGGTGTATAGCAACCAAAGTATATCATCACATACATTTAATTCATTTGATGCATCTTCATATACATTATCATATGAATCGACACCAACATATACACAAACACAAAATTCAGAATCATATGCATTAGTTGAAATAAAGGATTTAGAACCAGCAACAGGGGATGTATCTCGTATTAAAATGTATATGAATAACAATGGTACGATTGGAATATGGGAACCTATTATTGATATTGAATTAGATGAAACAGAAATATTTGTAACCGATACCGGTTCATTATTTCCCGATAAATCCATTGGTACAATTGAATCTCAAACTACAATTAATACATATTGGCAAAGCGTTACGTATATTGGTAAAACCGAAATGGAAGTAGATCCTATATTAACATATTCAAACGTTGATTTAACAAATGCGATTAATGTAACTAGTACAACTAATATTGCGGCAAATAATGCTGTGCATATATTAAAAATAAATCCAACATATAACGGAGTATTTTTAGGAGCATCATCATATAAAGTAACATTTGATGCAATTGGTACTCGGGATTCGTATAGCAACAATATGAACCCGGTTTTATCGGTATATATGTCAGGTAGTGCATTTAATTATGATGTAACTGATATATTAAATCAAGAATTAACGACTACATTAGGAAAACGAATCGGTAGAATTGAAATTGATTCTACATCTAAACGTTTTGATGATTATGTATTATCATTTGAAGCCGATGCAACAGGTGAAGGAACATTGTTATTCGTAATAGAATCAGGTCAATGGCAAATTGCTGATATTAGAACAACTACAGATAATGATGCTGGATATACACCGAATTATACTAGATTAAAAGCATTAGTGCCAACTGCACATAAAATTAATAATCAATTAACATTTAAAATTGAGTATTACAATGTAGCTGGTGTAAAAAGTAAACAAATAAATTATGTTAGCAATCTAAATTGGGAAGGTGGAAATCGTTATGTTGATGGAAACTATTCAATGTTAACAGGTTCACTTTATGTTGCAGATAGTTTAAATAGTGGTGTAGCAATTAGCGGATATCCTAATTCTGGTTTTATTAGATCGCTAGGATATGAAGGATTTAATGCAGGGTTTCCTGGATTTTTATTGTGGTCTGGATCTGCTATGCCGACATCTACGACAACATATCAAGGCGTAGGATCGGAATTATATGCTAATGCTAATAACTTTTTTAGATTCAGAACTGATCCATCAGAATTAATTGTTAAAACGCAAACATTCTTTTTAGGGTCTACATCGCCTGCTAACTTTATAAGTGGTAGTAATGGTAATTTAGAAATTTCATCAAGCAATTTCCATTTATTACCAAATGGTGATTTGTCTGCTAGTAATGGAGATTATTCTGGAATATCATCTGCACAATTTTTTAGAAATAAAAGTATAACAATAAATCAAGAAAATACATCTAGTTATTTTAGATTTACAGAACAAATTAATACGCCAAATGACGTGGGGTTTGTACCTGCTTATTATACATTAGTAGTCGATGGAACATTGGGTGGTGAAATTGCACAACACGTAATTATATCATGCTCACTGAAATATAGATCTGGTACATCCGGTGGATTTCCATATTCATATCCAATTTGTATTGCTGGTATTGATGCTCCTGATATATTCGGTACTAATGCAGCAACAGTTACAATAGAAATTGGTTCAATTGGTGTATTTTTTAGAGATGATGTAGGTGCATTTGGTGCAGCATTAGATGAAATACGTAGCAATTGGGATACGGGTAGTTTTTTTTAATTTAATAGAATAAAATATTTATGGCGGCAATTCAATT